CGTGCCACAGTCCGTCTCTATGACAGACTGGGTCACGCATGCCGGCACCGCTATGATGCCGTTCCCTTACCGCGCCGAGCCCCGGTGGTTCTCGGCGAGGTCGCCCTCGCGGCGGCGGGATGGTTGAGCAGGTGTCCCTCTCACTTGAAGGGAGTTGAGAGGAAAGTGGTCCGGGTTAACTACGAACGCCTTGAAGGCAAGACCAACAATTCGAGCAAGCGCGGGCTTGTCGATTGTAGTCTTGCCCATCATGACGTTCCTCGATACTCGGTATCGAGCAGCGTGTCGTGCCAAGGCCCTACGGGCCTCACACGCCACCTTGGTAGTAGGTCGGGAGCGCGTGATGGAGACATCCACCTTACCACGTTCCAGCCACTCGAGACGGCTTGTGTCCGCTACAAGGCGTGCCACAAGCCGGTCGACTCGCTGGTACTTGGAGGCGTCTGTTTCCAAAACGGTGCTACCGTCCTCGGCCGTACGGGAAACCGTAATGATGCGGCTTTCGTAAGTCCTTGGGAACTTACGATCGCCCGCATCATTGAGGTACCCGACGTCGAACCCGAACCACTTGGGGTCAGAGGAGTCAATGCGACGCTTGACGCGGCGCATTGCACGGAAAGTCGTCCCGCCGACGAGCGCCGTTGTCGCCGCCCGCGTGTCCGACCAGAAGTCGCGAAAGTCCTGGTAGCCGACCCACTCACTACCACACATGGTAGGGAGCTTGGCGGCACCATAGACAATCGCGGCTCGGTAGAGACGCGGGAGGCGACGCACAGCGTAATCGTCGCCCCGGGGGTGGGGAAACCCCCCCCCCGGGAGCCAAGTCGGACCGAAGAGCGGAAGGGCCGCTTTGTTGAGGGTCTTCAGGTGGTGCCGATGGATGTCCATAGCCACAGCTATGGCATCCACACGGCGCTGACCTGTTACCCCTTCCAGAGCGAACCTAACCAACTCTCCGGCCGACAAGGCAGCGGGAGCGTCGCCCATCAGGGCCGACATCCTCACAGTGTTAGTGGGCAGGACCCGGTAAACCCGAGACTGCGCAGTGCCCGGAGAGGAGACGACCTTGAAAGACTCCTGTGGTTGGGTGGTGTACAACCTCTCGAGGAACACTCCTCCAGCAGGTCGCACACCACCCACACGAACACAGAAGTCTTTCTTGGTCTGAATCCTCCCCCCGCACTGTTGGACAGTCTCAGTGTAAACCGCGGACTCCGACCCACTGAACACTGCGAAGAGGTCGTCCCCGACGATGCGAACACGACTCCGTGCAACGCGTGCGGCAGATGCCCAGACTGCGGACGACGGACTCGGGTAGCAGTCCAGAGTCCGTTCAAAGTCACGCAGTCGGTTGTCTGCCGCCTCCACGTCAGTGAGGAGCATTTCCCCCAACTCGCGCCAGTGACGAAGCATGTCTTCGAGCAGTCCTGCGCCAGGCCGCGGACCCAACCAGTCAGTAAGGTGTGGAAACACCCTAATGGCTTGTTCGGTCCAGCGACCGTGGCCAGCAGTCAAGAGCTCCGCGATGCTCTGCGGAACCTTGAATGCGTTGGACTTGTACTCGACGAATGCTTTGTCGGCAAGCTCCGCCTCCTTGAGCAAGCGCCGGTGTCTGTCTCTAAAGACAGGATCACCAGTGCCAGCTCGGACAGCGGAGCCTACGATGGCGCGAGTTGCAGCAAAGCTGTTCACGAGGCACAGGTGGAACCATGCCAGGCTCATCCCCATGAGGAGACCCCGACCGTTTGTATTAACGGTCCGGTCCCCATAGGAGATGGCCATTGGTCCCACAGTGGCCATAATCGCCCGCTTCACCGAGTCAGACATCGGATATGGTACCAACAGTTCCTCGACAGCAATAGCTGCGAGGTCCTGATGGAGCCAGTCCGTGGCTGCCTCAAGGTCAGCGGAGCGAATATGGTGACCCTTACTCACCTCAAGGTGGGCGAAGAACTGGGACAGATTCTCATCTGTCCCATCGTCCACCCCGGTGTAAGTAGGGTCCCGCGTGAGCAGCTGCTGGGCGACGCTCCTCACAGTCGCACTGAGGCCGACAGCGGACGCGTTACTCATGGTTGGCATACGCCACTTCCACCCTTGCTCACCAATGCACAACAGCTTCGCAGGCAAGCGCCCTCCACGCCTCACAAGGGTGTAGTTAACGCTTGCTGCGAGGCCAGAGATGCATTGGGCGGCGAAGGTGGGACTGGTGTAGCGGAAGCTGCTGAGGAGGTGGACAATCTCCTGAGCAGCACCGCCTTGCTGGCCGGTGCATTCCAAAGACGCACCGGTCGGCAACCGCACAGCCATGGTAGGAGGGTTAGAGTAGAGCCCAAGCGCTCGGTAAATACCTTGCACGAAGGCCCGGAACTCAGCCCTCACCTCCGGACTCGACTCCCCTGGTGTCGACAGACGGTCCAGCGCTGCAAATGCTGGACCATCTGCGGACCAGGGGAGAGGGCTGGGCAGCATTCGAGCGAAGCCCGAAAGCTGCCCAGCAATGTCCGGAGACCGCACCGCATATCGGCCGAAGAGGTACCGCCACACTTTCATGGGAGAGTCGGGTACTGGTTGCAAGCCAACCGACAGACGCCTGAGGTCGTTAGCGAGCGCCTTGATCGCCTTCATCTGCCAGTCCAGTCCGCGGCACGAGCCCTTGAGGAAGCTTTCACGGAGTCGCAAGACTCCTTGAACGCCTCCCTTAAGGCTGTCCACGGACAAGGACTTGGCACCGAAGGTGACCTTGAGCGTTCGCCAGATCGCAAGCCATCCGTCGTTCAGCTTTGCAGCCACCACCCGAGTCTCCTCAAGCGTGGCAGGCCTCTCCCTCCTCCGATCCCAAATCTTCCTCTCACCGGGGTGACGGGGGGTTGCGCTATCTGCTGCAATCCCCAATACCACCCCGGGCCCCCTTCGAGTGAGAACCCACTCGCGTGGGCACGTCTCTTTCGATCGCTTGGCGACCGGAATGAGGCGTGCCCCACTCGGGCTCACTACGACTGTGAAGTCGCAGGGACCCGAGTGGACAACACGTGAGATGACCGTCCTAGGTACCCTAAAGGATACCTTGGACCGATC